TCATTGATTTTCTCCTGATTGCTTCGCGTTATTTAATACATGGGGCGGGCGGGGTTTCCGCACCGCCCCACAATTTCATTATTTCGGTCGTTTAGGTTTCGACGGCTTCAGTGCTGACCACCGCATCCGTGCAGATAATCGGAATATTATCAACCGCTATGGGCCTCGGTGCCGGCTCGCCACTCGGATTAGTCGCCGTGCGACTCGCGCGCAGTAATTTCAGCGCCTTGCGGTTCATCGCGATCAGGTTCGGCTGTCTGCTCGAGGGGAACAGCGCAAGACCCTCGTAAATATCATCATCGGTCAGGGCTGTTTCGATGTTGCAGATACGGGCCGCACTATACGCGCCGCCGATTTGGAATCCGGAGTATCCCGTAACAGGGACATAGAGCGCGGGAAATGTTCCCGTTGCGCTTCCGGCTTTTTGGATGATAGTCGGCTGATCCTCAACGACGATTTTACCTTCGTTTCCGAGAATGAACGAGCAATCGTCTTTGCCAGACCGCAGAATATAAACACTGGTCTGACTCGAGACTGAAGCGCCGGGCGTAGCGCACTCAATCACCATTGCATCGGCGATAGCGTCGAGTTGCGCATTGTCATGTAGTCCGGCGAAACCATTGGCATCATTTCCGACTCCATAGATCACCTGTTTTTCAGCTACGAAAAACGCCTGTTTGAGAGAGCGGACAAGCTCCTTCTGCAACCATGCATCGCGTCCACCTTTATAGGCGTCGGCCAACGCAACGTCGGTATCGAACGAGGCATCGAGAATCGCCAACGTATCCGTCACCAGCGTGTCAGCACTTGCGGTCTTGGTCACGCCGTCCAGGGCGGCGCGAAACGCGGCGCTGGATGCGGTCGTCTGCTTCAGATATTTATGCAGGGTTCCGTTTGAGGCAACCTGCGCAAATAATACTTTGAGCAACGGAGCTTCATCAAGTAAGTCCGTTATGTTGAGAGCGGCCAGATTCTTGTCGTTGAGTTGCACAAGACCGGCGAGAGTGTTGTATGATTCAGCCATTGTCGTATTCCTTTATTTTCCAGTTTTGAACAGCGTGGTTTTGGCTTGTGCGCTCGTCATGGCGACGGGCGTTCCATTGACCGGCTGTTTTGTTAATTCCGCAACTTTCGCGCGGAGGGTTTCGGTTTCTTTTTTGAGCGCATCGAAAGCCAACTCCATGGCCGTGTTGTAATCCCCGCCATCGCGCATCACTTTGGCGGCGACGGCGTCGCCGAACTTGTCGGCAATGCGGGAAAATTCTTCACGTGACAGGGCTTTGGTTTCGGGCGTTATTTTCGCTTCCAACTTCGCCTCTGGCGGCTTCGCTTCAACGGGAACGGGTTCGACGGCGGCGGGTTGCGCGGCCTCTACCTGTTTCACCTCTGCGGGCGGCGTTTCGACGGCTTGCGGTTTCGCTTCGGACACTGCGGCGGCCTCGGGCACTTCGGCCTGGGCCAGAACTTCAACGGACTTGTCTTTTTTCATTTCGACAGGCTCCTTCATTTTGGCTTCCGGCGCGGAAACAACCGACGCCGAGAATGTTTTGTTATTGTTTGCCAACACGGATGTTTCCGTATTGGAGTCTGCCCCGTATGGGCAAATTGCTACGCCGCGCAACGGCCATTCACGGATAATGATTCCGGGGCCAGAAAATTGCGCGCCGTTGACTTGGGCGATTTCGTTTTCGGCGATTTCTTGCACTTTGATTCCATCGCCTCCGAAATTGATGCTGGCCTCATACGGCACACCTGCGCGACTTTTGTGAATAATCTCGGTTGCACGGTCTGATTCCTTGAACGGCACAAGCGCACCGCTGGTAACAAGATCGCCGCTGTCCGTGTCGAAATGATTCAAATATCCGATCACCTCTTTCGAGTCGTGCACGTAGTCAACGGGGATACGGGATTTAGACAGTTGCATTCCGGCCAGGTCATGCACAACTTTCCCCCAGAACCAGTGTTCAATCGGTTTTCCAGAACGCGCAATAAGACGGATGGGAGCCGTCTTTGATTTTTCGCCGTTGTCTTTGAGTTCAAATTCTCCAACGTGCATAATGCAGGCGTGCGCGGGGATTTTACTGAAATTGAGTTCATTCATTTTTTTGTCCTTGTGCGGGTTGCGCGTCAGGGTTTTCGGAATTGTCAACTTCGCCAATCGTGCGGTCGGCAGAGCCGGCGGCTACAAGAGGGACGCCTTTTTCTTTCGCGTAAGCAATGACCTGCGCCTGTTTGTCAATGTTGTCGAATACGTCGGAACCGCGCCGGCGGCAGGCGTCAATGGCGTTATCCAGACCGATACTGATTCCAAGCTGATCACCTTGAATTTGTTTATATTTATCCAGCCAAGGGGAGCCGGACGGTATCCATTCAACGGATTCCTGCACATCGCGCAGGGCCATACCGTCGGCGGCGGCAACTTTCCGTAAGGGCCATGGCGTTTGCGGGTCGTTCCAAATTGTTTCTAAAACCCAATCGGAATATTCCTTGCGCACATAGCGGTTTTTTGTGCGCTTGTAATCGGAGCTAACCTCGTATTCATTCAGGTCGGCAATCCGGGCAGAGAAAGAAGAACGGCGCGAGTCAAAGCAGGTGATCGGAATATCAAGGGCCAGCATTGCAATCTGGATAAAAAGATATGAGCCTTCAACAAATTCGCTTGAAGGCGTGCTGGATTCTAAAACCTCGGCCTTTTCCCCGGGATTAAGATCAAGAATATTGACTGTGCGCGGATCAAGATTCAGTCCGGTATCGGATGCGTCAACCGTCCATTTTCCGGCGGCAAGGTCGGTAGCAAATACGCTCGCGGTGGTGGTGGAATGCGCGGAAGCGCAAGCGTAAAGTTTTCCAAGATACACGCAATAATCACCAGCCACCCAATCATAAGTTTCAGCAACCCATGCACGTGTATTATGCGCACCGGAAGCATTACCCATTCCAGAATCTCCCATCGCATCGCGATAGATCGCCACGCCGAAAAGCGCGTGCATTTTTCCCTTAATGAGATTAAATTCGAAACCTTCGTGTATGTCCTGGACGGTATTTATCGCCGTGGAGAGCGGGGACACACCGCGAAATTGAGACGAGAAGCGATTCCAGTAGCCGTCAAAAATTAGGTTATTTGCAGATTCCAGATGGTCAAATTTGCACTCTCCACCCATACTCCCGCGATTGCAGATCGCGTACTGCAAGACGCGTCCGGTTTTATCAACAACAAGTCCGCTATCGTTAACTTCTTTTGGAGCGTCAGCCCCTTTCGCAATGAGATCGGATTCAATAGCTTGCAGTTTCAGATCGTCAAGTTTCAACAATCCGGCATCACCGCACAAAACTTTCTCCAGCTCGAACAACCGAAACATTTCGTCGCGTCCAAAACGTCCCAGATAATCGAGATTGCGCGGGGAGCCGTGCCAGCGAAATATACGATTGACAAGAGCGTCAATGCCGTCTTTTTGGGAACGAAAAGAAAAGTGAAACTTGGAAACATAATCAAGATGCTTGCGAACCATCCATGCCACAAGGGATTGATTCCGTGCTTGATCTTGCGCGGTGGCCTGCAGGCGCAGGCGTTTGTACTTGTCCAGCACTTCGGATTCGTGATAGACGCGGGAGCGCGGAGCCTGCCGGCGTCCTTTATCCTGAACGGCCTGATAACCAAATTGAAACGGCCCGATATGAATCATTTAATCGCTCCCCATGTCGGAATATCCGGCGGACGTGAAGTCAAACCCGCGAAACATGGGGCGCGTCCCGGCGGAACGCAGGGACTCTCCCTGAAGACTATTGCGGAGTTGGATGAGTGCGGAGAGATTGGCGCGGGAATAATTAATACCGTCAACGGAAAACGATTGTCCGGATGTCTGAATCTGCGTTATCGCCGTTTCAACTTCTGTCAGCGTAATCGCCATATTCCCCTTTTTAAAATGAGAGGGGAGTAAAATAGCACTCGGCAAATTGCCGTCAGTTAGTTGGTCGCTTTACAGCTCCCCTCACCTATAAGAAGGGGTGATGCGCAACTTTTATGTTATTTTTATTTGCAAACTCTTCGGCATTAAAGAGATAATATGCGCAACCCTTAAACGTATTGTTGATTCTGGAATTTTTAATATGCGTGATACCTGCCGCATTGACGGCATCGGGGAACAATCGCGCGCGCGGATGATGGCAATATCGGTTTTATCAAGTTTTCCGGCCAGCATTGCGTCAAAGATAACATCCTTGACCTCTTCCGCCGTTTCTATCGCCTCGTCATTTGCTGTACAATCAATCGGCGGCACAGCCACGCTGTCTTTG